TTGAAACAAAAAAACGCCCACGATACATACTTTCTAAGTCGGATAAAGAATAAAATGAACGGATTTAGTCGTTTAGAAAAATATATTGCGGTGGCGGGATTATTTATTTTTGTCTTTTCCGTAATCGTATCTCGTAGACCAGACATAATTTTCAACGCGCAGCCTTGGGCAGAGGATGGAAAAATATGGATGGAGAATATTTATAATAATGGTTTTTGGAACTCGCTAATTTACCCGCAAAATGGATATTATCAAACCATATCAAGAATCACTTATGGAATGGCAATACTTACTGGGATTTCAAATGCTGCATTGGTTGCCAACATTATAGCGATAAGCATTAGATGCTTTTTTGTGCTTTTTGTTTTATCTGGAAGAATGTCCTTTATAAGGATGCCTTATAGAATCGCGGCAGTTATATATTTTTTGCTGATGCCAAATCTGACTGAAGGATATGTGAACATTACAAATGTTCACCGTAGAAAAAAAGATCATGGTAAGTTTGGGTATAAATCGAGAACAAACAGTGCTTTGCCGAAATCTGATTCTTTGATGCTTGCATAGAACTTGTTAGATTACGGCAGTTTTCTGCCCCATCAGTGCCCCATTACAACCCGATAGTTATGTCTGAGGAATGTGTCATGTACGCGGCTAAGATTGTAAGGAACACCCATTTACTATCAATGCGTTACGTTTTATGTCTACAGCATGGGGTTTATTTATAATTATCTCTGTTGGTATTGAAAAATGAGTCAATATCACAAGTGAATGAAATTTGGAATTTTATTGTATTCCAAATTATTTATGATAAGGATATAGGATATTATGAAAGCTTACGAAATGTTGGTATCTGAAAAATTCAGATATGCTTTTATTACAGCATTTGCATCTCTATTATTTATGTATGGTTTTGAGTTATCTCACTTTACTTTATCTATTGATGAAGACGCATTTGATAACTTCTATCATACAGTTGAGCTGGGTAGGTGGGGGCATTCATTTTTAAGAAGTTATATCCTTCCAGAACCTTTTGTTCCTTTCTATACGATGGCGCTCTCTCTTCTGATCACTTCCGTATCTGCAGGGTTAATTGCCTCACATCTGTCTTCTGATAAATACAGATCAGCATTATTTTCCATGCTTTTTGTTTCAATTCCTGCTTTTGCATATCAGTTTCAGTTTCAAAATCAAGCAGATACTTTTTCCATTGCAGTGCTACTTGCAACGTTAATGGCAATAACCTTCGAAGGGAAAGGAATTCTGAGATTTATAACATTCGCCGCACTTGGCGTTTTTTCAATGTCTATATATCAATCAATCATACTATTTCCAATAGCAATAATTTTATCAAAAGACCTTATTGAATCTTTCAATGGGAAGTTAAGTTTTAAAAAAGGCCTCATTAGGATTGCTAAGATATGTGTCTTAATGCTCTTAATTTATTTAATTTATTCGGCATTAACAAAAATCATTCAGAACTATCTTGACATACCGCCATCACCGTATCTTTCTAAATCCTTTTCATGGGGGAAAGCACCATTTTGGGATGTACTAAAAAACGTCTTAACTTATTTATGGTGGAGGCTATCAAATAATACACATTTCTCTCTTGGGATTTATGCCATTTGCATAATTCCTGTAGTGACAATCTCTACTATTTCTTTGGCAAGACAAAGGTATTACTGTGTTTTACTTACAGTATGCATTTATCTTTTTCCGTTCGCGCTTGATATATTAACTGGTTCATGGCTGCCAGCAAGAACACTAACCCAATTACCAGTATGCTTTGCCATCATTATGGCAATGGTCTTATGGCACGTAAAACCACCATTAGCTATGGCATTAACCTTCATCTTGTTAACGATTGGGGCAGCATCTTCAAATAAAATGTTTTATGCTGATTACGTATCTAACAAGCAGGATGACGATTTAAGCAATCAAATGATTACCACCCTTCTAAACCAGTACCCTGAGTTTAGTGCAAAAACTGACCGTGTGTATTTTTACGGTAACTCACCGATTAAAAACACATGGAGACCATATAACTCAGAAAACTTTGGAGTTTCTTTTTTCCAATATGGTGATAGCAGAATTGTTGCTTACATGAATATGCGTGGATATATGAATTTGAAAAATGTTGATAAAAGTGTCATAGATTCACAGAAAGTAGCTATAGAACAAATGCCTTGTTGGCCGAGAAAAAATTCGATAATGAAGATCGATAACAACTACATTATAAGATATTGTTCAGACAGCTTTTAATAATAAAAGGGGCTTGTGCCCCTTTTTAAATTATCATTCTGAACATGGAACTTTCGTTTATGCAACAGATCGGAAAGGGAAGGAAGTTACTATGATGGTTCACTTGGCCACGTAATATTTGGTGAAGCACTTGTATCCACTGCATTCACACTTTGTGCATATTTCATCCATGCAGTTAGTGCTTCCTTATCATCGTTGGTAATGATCCCAAGCGTGAGTTGCGTCTGCCACATCTGCGTGGTCGTATTTACGGATTGGAGAATTTGCTGCTTCTGTTTATCAGCCTCAACGATTAATTCTTCCTTTGAAAGCGTAACAGTTGCGGGGGCAACAAATTCACCGTCTACTATAGAATAGCCAATTCCTGCTTCAACACCGGCTTTGACCTCAATAACTGTTTGTCCTTCTTCCGGAGACCATTCAGATTCACCATTCCAAAGAATAACGTTTGTCACCACACCAGCTTCTACGATTGCGAAATTTTTCATTATGCGTATTCCCAGACAAATACCACGCCACCACCACCGTTACCGCCAGCAAATGAGGTTGAAGGTGATGAAGAGCTTATTGCTCCCCCGCCGCCACAACCAAGCAAACCATTGACCCCTACACCATTACCACCGAATGCACTTACCGCAGCTGCTGTGAAATGGCTCGTTCCACCAACACCGCCAATCAGATTACCCGCGGTGGTCATAATAGTATTGCCACCAGTACCACCACGGGAGTTTATAATGTTCCCCCCCGTACATGATCCGCCAGATGCCCCGACATATTGTGATACTGCCCCAGAAGCATATTGATCCGTTCCGTTAAGACCCCCTCCGCCGCCGGCTGCAACAATCAGACTGCCAAACGAAGTGCTCCCCCCGCTAACTCCTTGGGTACCACCAGCGCCTATCGTTATTGGTACGCCAGAGAAACCAGATGTTAATCGTGATTTCCCATAACCACCGGCTCCGCCACCAGCGCCAGCAGACATATAATCCGTCGATGTTGCACGCGCATAACCACCTCCGCCGCCCGCCCCCTGCACCTCGACAATTACTGATTTTGTCCCTGCCGTAGGTGTATAGGTGCCGCTGGAAGTGAATATTTGGACATTGAGCAAACGCCCTGGGCCTGTAAGTGTTTTGAGACCAGCCAGTAGCTGAGCGTCGTTAGTTGGATCAAGTGTTAGCCCTGCTGCTGTGACAACATTGGCTATCTCACGCTGGATAGTATTCAGCCAGGCGGCATCGATAATCGTTGGGGGCGTCCCCGCCGCTACGTTACCGTTTGTCCACTCGCCGTTAGCATCTGCGGTGGTTGTGATATTCCCAATTTTTTGCATAGAAATCCCTCGCCAGTAAAAGCGATTTAGATGGTTATAAATCCAATAAAAAACCCGCCGAAGTGGGTTGGAATAAGGGGGGATCTTTAAACCTTTCGGTTAACCTAGGGTTAGCTTGCTAGAGAAAAGAGAGACCATTACGTTATACATCTGGAGTTTCTGCGCATCAGTGAGATTTACACCCGGCCACAAACCACTCGCTGCAATATTGATATTCGCATTAACATTATTTGCATCAGATGTAGTGTAATCTCTCGCCACACGGATATTGACTGCAGCGACTCCGCGCGATGCAAGGGACTGGGTCGCCCCTTTGAGAAGGGTACCGCCTTTATAACAACTGACAGTAACCTGAGTGGCAGAAAAGTCAGCAAAGCACAGGTAAAACTTACCATCAAAAATTGCTGTGGTAAGCGCGCTTTGTGAGGTCGCCGTGGCAGTCGATGCTGTTGCTCGAAGCGCCCCGTTTCCTGCATCGAAAAGGAACCAGTCTCCGTTTGGAGTTACTCCTGAACCCTGATAATCCCCCATGCCAGTAGATCGCCCTGATGCTGCGGGGCTACATAGCAGCATCATTGTTTTAGTTGCTACGTCCGGGATCCCTGTATCATATCCACCACCATTACCGCTGCCTGTAAAGTAATTAGGGCTAAGAATTGGGGAGCCAATTACTGACGGTGTTAAACCAAGGATCGGCGTTGCGCCAGCATTTCCATATGTTGCCAGTTGGGCAATAGAAGGCAATGGATATACTGACCCGATAACATTTCCAGCCGACCATGAAGCCCCTGGAATATTGAGTCCTAAGCCTGTCATTTTAACCTCACAATGATAATTCGAAGATTATGCAGTAATTGTGCATTGCCCAATTAACGCCGGTTGGATCAAATATGATGGTGTCACCCTGAGAATCACGCAGACATCCTCTTGGTCCAGTTGTCGGCCCCGGATTTGTGTTTACCGTTCCACCCACAAACCCATATCGTAATTTCGCTCCTGCAGGGATAGTCGCTGAAGCAGCGATAGTGACCGTGTCGTATTTGCAGGTAACCGAAGAAATGGTCAAAGCATTCCCGGATGAATCCACAAGCGAAAAACCATAATTACCGGGATCTGATACGATAGACGTATCCAGAACCAGACTACCGACGGGATTAAATCGCGCGGTAATCAGGTTCCCCTGAACAAGGTGATCCACTGGTTTAAGTGGCGTGAATTTTGTCCCATCAAGAACAGTGCGTTTTATTGCCAACCCCTGATAGGCACCGAATATTTTATATCCGGGTCCCGTCAGGTGCGCCCTGTCATAATGCGGGAGCATATAAATTGCTGTGGCCAAGACAACGTCATCGCGAGTTTCTGCCAGCGCAGAGAGGGCCAGAGGGATCACGGGATAATTGGCATTCACAGTCCAGTTCATCCAAGATGCAAACTGATAAGTGAACACCGGAAACGTAAATGCGGAATCCATTACTGTGGCGGCAAAGCTGTTAATTTGCGTCATCATTGATGCAAAGGCGGTGATGTAATCAGCCGCTGTCGTTCCCGCAGCCTGATTCGCCTCTCCCTGTATCCATAGCATGGCTAAGGGTTCGTATGTTTTCCCACCTGCCTGAGCCAGCGAATACCCATAAGTCAGATCATCCTTCACCCGCTGCATATAAGCGCCGGGATATTGAGAAAGTGATGATATTTGCTGGCCGCCCTCACCCGGCGCTGAACCCAGCACCTTCATTGACGTGTTCGTAAAACCGTAGTTCTCCTTGACGGTCAGGTCATAGAGCATCTTGATACAGCCGCCCAAAACGGTTTCGTAACCGTCGCCGTCCGGCGTTGTGGCGAAGGTTTCAATGTATGGCTGCAGACTGGCATGGTTTGCTGAGGAAACGGAACCTCCATCCTGCGCTCTAACCCCGCCGTTAAACTTGACGGCATTATAAAGCGCGGAGGTTGTCTGAAGAGGCATACCGTTGATGCCACAAGAAAGTGACTGTCCGTAACTAACAATGTGAACAATATCAGCCAGAAGCTTTTTCAGAGTCTTTGGCGTTGATGACCCGGTCAGCGATGGTGATGAAATGTTTGCCGCTGTAAGGTTGGTAACGTTGAGATTTACCGCACTTCCTGACCCCATCGCCCAGGTTCCATCAGATTTTAACCCTGCTGATAACTGGTAAAGAGTATCAACGAATCCGGCTACAAAGCCCGACGGGAGCACTGAACCTACCTTCGTACCATCTGGTAAATTAAGACCATTCACGGCAGTTAAATTGTTTACCGTGGCAGTCCCTGCGGAAAGTGCGCCAGTTGATGATACCTGAACACAGATCTGATACAGGGCATCGTAAATTGTCAGCGCATTCCCTTGGGGATCTGTGCCAAGAGACACCCCTCCAATTTTTGCAGAATTTATAGAGGCCAGTGAAGAAACAAGATTTGAGATATTCCCAAGTGTTATAGCTGCGTTTCCAGCAGAAAGAACACCTTCATCAGTTATACCCACGGTGAAACTACCCGTGCCGTCGTTGAATACTATTTTATAACCAGGCGGGGTGACCAGACCGAGGATCTGATTAATTGCATTTACCTTAGCGGTGTTCGCGGCCATGGCAGCCTCTCCCACCTGCTGCGCGACTGGAACTGCCACGCCTGCGTTATTCAAATAATAAATAAAGCTGATTTCACTGCCCGTACCTTGTGGAACGCGAAAGTATTGACCTGAGGTTGTTGCTGCAATACCTTCCGTAGTCGTTGCGAACGTTGTGCCACCATCAGAAATGGACTGAGCTTCTGCAGCTGAAGCCTGAGCAGATAATGCTGAATCTTGCGCAGATGATACCGCATTAATAGCATCTTCCATAAGACCATCAATGCGGGTTTTAACTTGATCTTGCAAAACTGGAACAATAACGCCTTTTCTTGTAACTGTATTACCAGAACTATTATTAACGAACTCGTCAAAAACAATGGCGTTGTCGTTTAAATCCATCATTGCATTTGAAGGCACTGGATTATTTGTATTATATCTTTGGGTCATTGAATATTCCCCATAATTAAATAGCGTAAAGATGAAGCACGTTAAATTAAATCACAGATTAGTCAGTGCAATATCCAGAGGTGTGGTTAATCCCGCATCAATGCTGTATACCCATTCACTTTCAAAATCAAAAACCGCATAACCGAATTTTAGAATTGTATGTGAAGGAGCTAAAGCCGTGAGCCTACATTCCAGACGTTTATTGCCCCAGGATCTTAATGGGTCACCTGCATAAGTCTGCCCAGCCTGGGCGTAGGTCATGTTGGTTTCGGGAGCAGTAACCAACCATGTGAAAGGCCATTCATCTCCATTTAGAGCATCACCGCAAACCGACATTCCTGCTCTGGCCTGGCGATATACAGTGATAATGATGTCATACCCCATCGCCTTCGCTACATCGATAAAATATGAGGCCGACTGGCCGCCCGTGCTGAAAAGTTTAGAAACCACAGACTTTTGGCGGATCGCAATACTGTCATTTTCTCCAATTGCGCAATCATCTGGCAGACCCAGTGTCTTTTCCCAATCGGTCAGCATGATAGTTGCCGTAGATGGGAAAGCCCCAACCAATAAATTCTCTGCAGCAGCATCGCTTTGCTGATATGAATTTGCCAGCGCCCGCATAACGGCCCATTGAACGCTATCCGTTTTACGGGGCCAGACTAATCCCGTCGGCAATAATCCCTGCAGGGCTAACGCATAGTCCTCTAAAGAGTGTCGGCTCATGTATAGGTTACCGTCCCGCGAACTGGAAGTTCACCAATCGCAGTAATAATATTTGCCGATGGAGATGTCAGAATAAAACCGCTGGTTCCACTCACGTTACTCAGCGCAATGACCAGATCAGAAAGCAGAATTTTCCCGCCTGTCGGATTTCCTGACTCAAAAAACACACTATCAATCGCAGCATCGATCGCGGCCGTCGTTGTGCTGTCAGCCGTCGAAATTCCGTCAATAATAAAATTGACTGTTTTCTGTATCGGTGAGCATACATAAACCAGTGCAGTGACGGGCTGGAGTGGGAAAATATAATCAGCGACGCGCCCCTGGTCTCCAGTGGCCTTCACCGCTGACCAATCATCAAGCTCTGAAATTCCATCTGTACCGACAGGAAACCCGTGATTTGATTCATCAGTGCCATCGATCATGATGTATATGCCAACCGTTCCGGCCCCCATTAGGCGCCTGGAAGTCCATGCCCGCGTCACGCCGGCAACTTCAAGCGCCCATCCCTCGTAGTCATCATCATTGCCACCTTGCGGGGTATTCTGATAGGCCAGCAGTGTACGCGTTCGGAAAGCATCTTCCGTTTCGATATCAGCACCGTCGGTAATGGCTGTGCTAATTGTTGCCGTCGAATCGATGCCTGAAATGCTGACATCAAGCGTCAGTTGAGTACCAGCAGGAGTATTCCCCGCGTCTCCGCCGCCCGTCGGATCGTCATTGGGATCGGGAAGCACTGCGGTGATTGCACCAGTTGCAGTGCCTAATGAACCGATTTCAACCTCTACATCAGTGGTGTACTGATAACCATCGCCCCGATTTAATACGGTACCGGCCGGAAGAGTTGCCCCAGCAGTGCCGGTGAAAATGGTAGCGTTATTTGTCCCGGCGTTGGCCGATTTTTGTGTCACGCTTTTTAACGCAGCCCACCCAGCAAGATTCTCATCCGTCGCACTCCATGGCACTGACTGCTTCGCTATCCAGTCGAGATAGCCGTAATGGAGATAAGCCAGCCCTGCATCCGCTGTTCCGATGATGTTCAGATTTGAAAATCTTAACGGTGTGCCTATTCCCTTTAATTCTGATTCAATCGCGGCGAGATTACGCGCCCGCAGTTCGGTGAGTGTTGGCCGGTTATATGGCATTGATTAAGACTCCCAGACCCAGAAATAACGCTTCGACACAGCGTCCTGTCCCGGTTTTTGATAGGTGATAAATAGGTTGAGGCGGTTCGGGTAAACAATTTGTGATACTGGCGTAATACTGGCAACGACGCCATCATCGACAAGCCATTTCAGTGCCTCTGAGGCGAAGTCCTGGGCTTTATTTGCAACAGCTAACGTCAGTTTCTGTCGGCGCAATAGCCAGAGACGAGAACCGATTGGATAATCCTGATCCTGATCTCCCCACCACCCGCGGCGGTTATCGCCATCGTATTCGTCATCTTCCCGCGCCAGCCGGTCAGTAAAGAGGCTGATTAAAATGGCCGTCTCGAGGTCATCGCCAGACTGCAGATCGCCGGATACTTCAGCCCAGTCTCCAACGGATTGTTCAGCATTCCAGAGTGTTGTGATGTCCGTCATTCAACTAACTCCCCGGGTTTTTCGCTTGTAGGTGATGAACTGCCGCTTTGCACGTTGTTAACAACGTGGTCGTGATTGTTGTAAGTGTCGCGCAGGTCTTTCAGCGTGGTGGTATTGCTCCCGGCGTTATCAATGATGTCTCCGGCGCATTTCAGCACCGGCGCATCAGCATAAATTTCTTCTGAGGCAACAATAGTCACTTTCGTTGAGTTGATCACGGTGACCGGCTTCCCTTTGGCGTCTATTTCTATCCCTTCCTCCATCAATTTAAAATGCATGCCCCACAGGTTGTAGAGGATTGTTTCGCCCGGGTTTAGGCCAGTTTTTCGGCTACCTTTGTGCCCGGATGCAATCACCACGGCATTTGAACGATCGCCGGAAAGGTAGGCAATCAGCACATCAGCATCAGCAGGCAATGAAGAGGAGAAGCCGAACTCCATCAGGCGGGGCGTGTCGCTGCGCACTTCCAGCGGCGTCTGGTATTGCACTTTCTGGATCCCGCCGTCGTCATTAGTCCGCGATACGCTGCCCACACCGAGCATCATCATCGCCCGGCGGTAAAGCGTGTTGAGCACTGTCATCTGTTCAGCTCCTGAATTACGTTGTAGAAACGATAAGGCTGAACTGAAAAAGCAGCCGGCGGCATCAGTACCATCTGCGCAACGGTCCCCTGGTCATCTTTGATAAACGTAACTTCAGCCAGCAGCCACAGCGCGTTATCGATTCCCATTTTGGGGATATTTACCGGGATCAGAGTATTGGGTTCCCACAACTTGCCCGCGCTGTCGCGCCAGCTATCAATGGTCACCTGCAGCACCTTCGAGCGGCCGTATCGACGGTTCATTTCCCAGTCGATCGCCTGCTGCGCCAGCTCTTTGGTGTTCATGGTACTTTCAACGATGATAATCCGGTTGCGGTACCGCATTTTGGCAACGTCAGGATCATTTGCGGTGGCTTTGGTTACGGCGCCATAGCCACTGTCATCAACCAGCGGGTTAACCGTCATTGATACACCGGTGTATTCGGAAAACCTCTCGTCCATCGAAGCTTCATAGGCTGCTGCCTCGATATTGACTCCCTGCGCTACGCCGCTGGCAGCCTTCTTCGTACCAACTCGGGTCAGATAGAGGCTGCCATCTGGCAGGTCATAGTAGAGAAGTGCTGCCCACCGGGTAATTCGGTCAATGATTTCCTGAGAACTCTCGCCCCAGTTCAGGGTGAATTGCGGAACATTTTCTATCCCGGCAACATCACTCGACACGGTGATTCCATAGGGTGCCGCCAGGCGCTGGGCAATTTGAAGCGGGGTCGCGCCGGTGATCACGTTGTTGTTCCACTTGGCAGAGCAATCCACCAGATCCTCGCACTTACTGCGCCCTGTCGCCCGGACTTCGTGTCTCGATGCAGAAATCATTGGGGCCCAGCGGTCTATATATCCCGTAATGACAGTGTCAGGGCCGATTTTAACGATGCAGGGATCACCCTCTTTTACCAGCTGCTTATCATCACTGCCGGGGTATTCATCCATTAAAGACAGTTCAAAATCACTGGGGAAACGCTCAATACTTCGGGTAATACGAATAGAATCCCACCCCGAAATTACCTTATCCCCCACAGTCAATGTCATGTCATCACTCATGAAGAAAGCGCCTTGAAGGAAAGTGGCATAAATGCCGGATGAATAGGATCACCCATCTTTACCAGCCCTTCAGTGCGTCCAGCATCCTGATAGAGTCGGTTAGCCAGGTTTAGTGCAGGCAGTGATGCACTGAATCTTACAGTTGAAACATTGGCCAGTTGTGCCCCTTTATCCTGTAGGGTTGTTTTAATCGTGGTTTTCAGAACGGACAACTCACTAAACACCTGGTCATAACCAGCATCGGCCGCCGACAGAGAAACTGTATCGATCACAGAGACCACGCGCTGCAGGAGGTCGGCGGCATCTTCATAACTCACCGGATCATAAATGGATGCTGCATAGGCCATAGCACCTGCACTCAGCGTAACCAGGTAAATTTGTGCAGAAATTGCAATACCACTATCGCTGCTATCTGGCCGGTAAGTCGTATCAGCAAAACCTGAAAGCGTTTCAAGCATGCGAATTAGGTCTAACCCTTTTGCCTCACTCTCCAGCAGGGCATTTATTACATCCTGTGCACCTGTGGCATAAGCGGATACGCTGGTTGACACCAAAAGACTGGACGTTAAAGCTTTGACCTCTGCCCTATTTTCTACTGATGCCGCCATTTTCTGTGAAACGAGAAGGTCATAATTATCAGTATCAGGCGTAGCTGATGTTGCCGTTGTCGCTCCAGATGCATTACCGCCAACTGTACCTGAGTTGTAACGCCCATACCGGCTGCTGCCGAACGTTGATTTCAGCGTATTACTGAGGTTTGTCGCTTCATTGGCCGTTCTCGTCACCATCCCGGTCCAGAATGAAACAGTGCTTTTGAGCGTTTTTATTGCCTGCGTCACAGTGCGTAAATCAGAATTTACCTCTGCAATAAATGTGGCCGCTGATTTGGATGCCAGCGCCAGCCAGGAAGTCTGAACGGTTGAGGCAGCGGAGGCTGCCCCGGTTATCGCGAAAACACGCAGACCTGACTCAATAACTGTCAGTGAAAATTCAAAAACGCGCTCTGAGTCTTTGCTTTCCCTTATCTTCAGGCCGCCATCAGGAATACTGACAGTAAGCTCACCAAGCGTCGGGTGTACAAGGGTAGCCGGGCCTTTGGCTTCACAGGCTGCAATAAGGCTATCCCGCTGGGTCATAACATCGGCGGCGCTGTAAATAAGGCTGGATTGAATAATGAAACCGTTTAATGTCAGGCGGCGCGTCCCCCGCCCCAGATCTTCTATCCATGCAGTGTCACGATATGGATATTCGTGGACCGCCTGCCGGCGCCCGAAATTTCCTTCCGCATCGATAATTGCAAAGGGTACCCCGCGAAAAGATGCCGGATGAATATGATCTTGCCAGTTCCAACTGTCGCCTGAAAATCCCAAAAGCGAAGACAGCGCGTTTTGTAACAGTGGCATCCTGTCCTCCAGAAAGGAAAAACCCGCCGAAGCGGGTCAGGTTGATATTTATTGCATCGACATTGCGGTGGTAACTTTTCCACCCGTACCTGAGACTTTTTTGCGCTCTCCGGTTCGCTCATTAATCAGCGTCAACTCGATTTCGCTTTTATTTTCTTTCAATGATTTAGATAAAGCGTCAGCAAGTTGTTTCATGTCAATTCCACCACCAGATATTCCATTCGAACCTGCTGCAGGCGCGTTAATATTTGGCTCATTCCCCCTGCCTGTCTGATTAATTTCATAGTTCCCTAAATACCCTTGCGGTACTTTCCAGCGGGGATCAGTCATCGATGTGATGATGCCATTGTCAATATCACTTTCGCTGTAGGGCTGACTGCCATTTTCTTGGCGGATCATGGCGGTCATAAGGCGTTTAAGGACTCCCGGATCGCTTAAATCAAGCTTCTCATGCGCGCCAAAGCCGGTATCTTTAGTCACCGCGTTAATATAGGCCTGTGAATCGTTTTCGGTGGACGGTGCGTAAGTGTGGATAATGCCATAAGGCGTATCATTTCCTCTGCTACCATACAACTGCAGCTGCCTGCTCATCGCTGCCAGGCCATCATTTGGGTTACTGAAAATAGGGAAACTGCCATCGTTTCCTACCGCGTTCGGCGCTGACCGTAAATTCCCCGGATTATTGTTACGGATCCCGCGGGCATTATTGTTACCGGGTTGATTGAACGATAATGGCGGTACGACTGAAGATGGCGGCTGAGCAAACATCGCTTGCACATCTTTTTGAAGCTGATGGGCCTGATCGGTCGGTCCATACCAGCCATGCAATTTTTTCTTTAGGTCATCATCCAGATAACCTATGTTCACTCGAGCCTTTTCAGGCAGAGTCAGGGTTTTCTTAAATTCTTCGTCTTTTGATGCCCTTCTGAGCAAATCATAATCCTGATCGGTATTTCCACCCATACTGAAAAAATGTGCCACCGAATACTTGTCACCGTTTTTCATGAGGTCAGATATCTGATCAGTCTGCTCTTTAACGAAGCTACTCTGCCCGAGCCATGCCTGAGATTTCATCAGCATGCCATCCCACGAAGCCGAAATCTGATTGACCTGGTTGCGGAATGCGAGGGCGTTCTGTACATCTTTATCAGAAAAAATCAGGCCGTCTCGCTGCGCCTGATCTTTAAGCCGTTGAACCTGATCCGTACTTTGTCGCAGAAAGCTCAAAAGGTCAGGTGAAAACTGACCAACCTGAGCAATTACAGCCTGTCTGGCAGGCGATTGGTTCAACATGGCTTTATTCAGGTCATCCATCAGCTTTACAACATCAGCCATTCCCTCCTTAGTTTTGCTGATCTTGACACCCATCTGAGCCAGGAGCGCATTAAAAGGATCATCGCGGCCATTGAGCGCATCATTGGCGCGCTGGTACAGTCCGGTAATAGCGCCTTCCGCTGAATCACGGGTCGCCCCGTTTTCAATCATTGCCCCAGTCAGTTCCTGATATGCCCGGGTTGTGGTGCTGATATTTTTAGCCGTGTAATCGATTTTGTAACCGGCATTCGCATATTCCTGAATGCCAGTTTTTATTCCATTAATCACGGTGGCCAGGCCGCCTAACCCGAGGGTTAAACCGCCGACCATTTTCAGAGGCGGCACAAGGTCCCCGATAAACTGCACGCCGTCACGGGCATTATTAGCAAGCTTATTCAGACGCCCGCTTATTTCGTCCAGACCTTCAGCAGAGCGGCGGCCGCCAAGCTGAATGACTTTTTGCGCATCATTGAGATGGGGTGTCAGTTTTTTTACAGCATCATCAATATTTTGAATTGACTGAGACACCTGGTCATCTGCTTTTAACTGGAAATCAAATACATTACCCATTAGCTTTCCTTTAACTTATTGATGCGCAATGCCTGATCCCGCCACCAGTTGAGCTTTGACCATGTAAGTCCCCAACCTTGATCGGGGCCCCATCCGTAGTAATACGTCACATCGGCAATGCGTTCTCGCCATCTCCCGCTGTCGGGGAGAAGTTTAAAAAACCCAGCATGTAACCCTCGCAGCGCTTGTAATCCGTAAACGGCAGTCGGTTAATAACCTGAAGGGGAATACCCGAAATTTCAGAAATCAGCGCGGACATCGCTGCCAGCCCCCCTTTCACAGTCTGGGTTTTATAAAACTTGTCGACCTGTTCGAGGTAAGGTTCGCCCAGGTCGATGCCGAGCCAGCTTTGTGCACCTTTACCATCTTCAAGTGCTTTAGGCAGCACGATCACCGTGCTACTTTCAACCGGAGTGACTTTCTCAGGGCTGTAATTTAAAAAGGTTAGGAGAAAAACCTCGCACTGTTTGAAAGTGGTAAACGGAAGCTTTTTTATCACCTGCGGTGGGATACCCGATAACAGCGAGATAAGAAGCCCCATTGCGGCCAGCGCGCCGTCCGTTTTCTGCTTATCAAAGAACTGATTCACTTCAATCAAAGCAGGCTCATGCAGTTCAATGTTTTCCCAGACCAGTTTACCGCCGGCGTCCGCCAGCGGTTTATCCAGAGGAATGACGATACTTTTATCCTGCTCTTCCACGATCAGCTCTCCACAACTGAGAAGCTTTCCCAGCGAACGTCGAATACAGCATCTTCACTGTCCACTTCCTGTGATTCGACCGTCCACATCCCCGTGCCGATAATCGTTTTCCCGTTGGCGAGTTCTGCCACTACGGTGACATCGGTCATGTCGTTAAAGTCCGCTACTGTGGTACCGCCGCTGTCGCGAACCTGACAGGAAATATACGGCGCGGAAGGCTTTTCCTTATAGCCGTGGACACGGTCCATACCGGTCAGTGTTTCGCGTTTAACGGTTGAAGGACTGTATTTGAACTGCCCTGCGACCATGATTGTGACGCCATTGGTCGTCACCGAAGCGGTGCCCGCCAGGCGGTTGGAAGTATCACCCATTTTTTTTCCTTACGCCGCGGCTTGCAGGCGGAACTGGTTGAGAAGAGCAAATACACGCAGTTGGTTGATAAGCACACCATCCCACAACACGTCGACGCGGTTAGGGTTAGTCGTGCTTTTCGTCACAATCAAACCGGCAGCGAAGGCTTTTGAATCCTGCACATAGCCGTTGTACTCCAACTGTGTGTACTGGGCGATCATCTCAGCGCGGATAATATTCGGCGTCACTATCGCGGAACCCGGAGCGAAACGGGTACCATCGGCGGCCAGTTTCATACGCGCAAATTTCGAGGTGACCTGCGTGCGGATAAAGCGGGTAACGAACATCAGCAGGAACAACGTTTCCACCTGCAGATAGCTGTCATCAGCATCCCCGTACTTGTTGGTCTGATACGTAGTGATCAGATTTTCCACCTGCACCGTGCTGTCGTCAGCCACCGTGAAAGTCGAAATGCCGCTATAAAGCAGGTTATTTCGCTCGGTCAGATCGAAACGTGAAGCCAGTGGCGGCGCCAGCACGCCGGAAATAGTGAGCGTTTGCAGAGGACGACCCGGATCATTGCGAAGGCTACCCGCAACAGCCCCCGTTACGGCCGCTGCCCAGACATAAGCCAGTGTTGGGGAGTCATAAATGCCCAGAAGTGTTGCATGCTGATCATTTCGGGCTTCACCAATGGTGGTCAACTGACCATAAGTGCCAGACACCGCGCCAAAAACGTGACCATAAAGCTGTGATGCATAGCTCCAGCGCCCGGTACTGTCAGACAGCAAGGTTTTCAGCGCATCCAGAGAAGTCGTGTCGGTATAAGGGGTAACGATAAAATCAAAGGTCCGGTCGCCAAGATTTGCCAGCGCTGTTGTCATGTCCGGTGACCCGGCACCGCCCGTGAATGCGGCGAGTGTAATACCCAGACCGGTAGGAGTAGATTCCCCACCTGCGCTACCCTGGTAGTTCAGCCTTAAATCAATGCCGTTCCCATGTGCACCTTTGTTTTTTGCCGTCAGTGTAATAACACCCACGGCCGAGGCTGCGGTCACTGGTAACTCGATTTTGGCATTGATTGCTGCGGCTAACGCTGCTGCCATCGTCGTTACGGTGTCTGTACTTAAAACGGTGATCTGCACGCGCTGGCCAGCTACATACAATGAAATTACGCCGGTTTCACTCGGTGCAGTTGTCAGCGTAATGGTACCTGTCGCCGCAGTCATGGAAGAACCATCCACCAGCGGGAGCAGGTAAATGTCACCCGAAATATCATTTGCCAGGTATGCGGTAATTTGGTTATGAAGCATAGACCCAGCGCCATAAATCCCGGCAGTGTTTGAGGCTGATGATTCAATAACTGGAATATTTGGGTTCACCGCTGCGTTTGTCAGCATCTGACCAATAATCAGCGTGCGCTGGGTGGCCGTTGCGGTATTCGCCTGCGAATTATCGAACTCAGCAAAAAACAGAGGTGTTCGAAGATTATTGGGAATATTTTGAAAATTCATTAGCTCGCGCTCCCGGCATCAGTTGAGGCAGAAGCTTTTTCAGCGCCTGCATCAGTACTTTTTACAGCGGTTGTCGATTTCGCGGCTGCTGCTGAAGCATCAACGGTGATAACGTCACCATCACGCAGCCGGCGATCCCAAAACATGCTTTTAGCGACATCTGCCCCTTCTTCGGGCAAAAAGGTGCCTTTAACCGGATCACGCACAGTGCGCCCGGCTACGGGTTTTACAAACATGGGATACTCCAGAAAGTTATTGAGGCAGGTCGATGGTTACGCCAACTTGTTGCGTACCGTCAGGTTCGATAATGGTGACATCAATCCCCTGAAGCGGGTCCGCTTCGATAGGGTAAAATTCTTCCGGGCCCTGGTAATATTCAATATCCAATTCCATCAGCAGCTGAGCTGTATGCCCTTCACCGGCGGCATTAATACCGATCGTTGAGCGTATCTGCAGGAACTGCTGAATTTGACGGGTCAACTCATAACTGTTGATCACTGCCCGCTCAATCTGCTCCCTCAATTGCTCGAGTGACTCTTCCGCTTTGACAGCGCCGTTGTCCTCAGCAATATCATCAAGCTCCTGAAGACGGCCAGTGATCCGGACTGTTGTTACCGTATTGAACTGCGGCGCATTTCTGCCCAGTGAATTTTTCTGGTCAAATGGGGTTTGCACAAGAATAGCCGGGTAGATATCTTCAGTAGTCGACCAGTCCCGCGGCGAATACACCCGATCTTCTGCATCTGTTTTTCCAGCCAAAGCGCTGATAACAAGTTGCCGTATTGCTGCTGCGTTCATACCTTTACCCTGTTGAGGATGAGTTTTGAACCACCATGACTGTCAGGATTAACATCAGCGATAGTAAACAGCGTATTAACTGCAACACCGCCAACAACACCAATAAATACCCGGTCTCCTTTTTTAGGAGGAGAGCGGAAATCACCATCCATGACACCCAGTACAGGGGCCGTGGTATTTATGTTGCTACCATCATCCAGAGGCTCGACTTCCTGCGTATAGGCGCGGTCGAAAATCCCGCTAATGGTATAAGCTTCACCACCAGCGGGACGGAAATCAACCGGGTCACCAAATACCCCATGTAGCGGACGAAGCAGATGCCGATCCCAGTTGATACCCATCAGACTGCTCCGTTATCAGATGCATCCTTTGCCGGTTCAGAAGTAGTAATAGAAGTTTGGCTCTCAGACTGACTAACAGAAACTTCCTGTGCGCTGGCCACCTCCATTTCCTGCTGCAGTTCAGCCAGCGGTTTAACAAAACCCTTTGCAATAAGCTGTTTTGCATCGGCTTCCGACAACTTTACTCGCGTGTTTTGCAAGTATTTTCCCCCATCATGTCGAAGTGTTTTGCCTTTCAAAACGACTACGCTTACCAGCTCAACGCTCTCAGCAGTGCTTTTATCTTTTGCCATGATCAGACCACCGTTGCACAAAGGGCCGCATTAACACGGCTTGGAATTACGATAGGAGATGACTGCATCAACAGGAAACGCTGGGCAGGATCTTCCTGTAACCAGCTTTTTGGTGCATAGGCCATAGGTCCATAGTTGAAAGCCGGATCGATGATGGCGCCAAAAGCACGGGTGCCCATCAGATCGGCGCCAGACATAATCACTGAGCCGTCGGCGATCATTGGTGTTTCAACACCGGTATCAGGATCAATGAACCAGTCGTTATACAGCCAGAGGGTATACTGCCCCCAGTAGCCTTTACACACGGCACCCTTAGCAATCTGTGCACCAGGATTGATGATGTTGCCTGACGGGTTTTGCGCTGGCAGGATAATTGCACCTTTAAGGGAGGTATCCAGTTTGAATGCCTTCCAGGATGCATTGGTGAACACGATATCAGTCGCTTGCGCACCTGATTTCTGAAGAATAAGCGCCTGCCACTCTTCAATATCATCGGTAGGCTGGGTATTCGTCGCACCTGCAGCTACGGTGGTAGGCCACTTATCTGAACCGCTCAACGCAATAGTAAGCGCAGAGTCACGCCCAAAATCAACGATGGTCGTCGGGAACCCCTCACCTTTAATGGTGACTGTACCGGTTGCAATTGCGCTACAACCCATCCATTCCAGGCGACGGTTCAGAATGTCGATCTGATCGCTCATTTCGAACTGAATGTTAAGCATTTCACGCTCAGCGGCGGTGTACTCACCGCCAATACGCTCACCGATCTGGCGACGAATAGGCTTACGCAGATCTGGGGCGCGCTTATCTTTGATATAGGCTGGTTTGAACTTGTCGGTCTGATAGCGGCGGCTTTCTACTAACTTGCCTTCTACCAGCGGAGAGCAGAACGGAGCCATACGACGCAGACCAACGTCCACATCGATTGCTACATACTCATCAACGCTCGTGACAATATTTGGGAAAAATCGGTCAAGAATGAAATTCTGCGATGTCAGCAGATTGGGAACCAAGCCAACCAGGGACACCGTATCGTAAATATTTTGAGACATAATCTGCTCTCTCTGTTTCCCGGCTTGTCGGCCGGGATAAAAATGAATGCGCGACGCCCTGCCCGGTTAAGGGCATACGGAGAAGGCTGATAATTGGAAATTCAGGCGTTAGCTGGCAGGAGCCTGAACGCTACCACGCAGGAAAATACCGTAAGGGCGAAGTGCTGTTTTGAGCGTTGCCAGCGTCCAGCTCGGATCAAAGGTAATGCGGTTTTGGTTGATTTCAGCCATGAGATACACACCGGCCAGAACATCTGCGGCCGTTGCATCTGCATCATCAGCGAGAATAGCTTTGGGAACCTGGCTACCATCAGTAGCGGTAGCCACACTCAGGGTATATTTACCCGAGGCAGTAACCACGCCAAGCACGGTACCACGCTTATAAGTTGCTGCCGATCCGGTCAAAATGGTGACTGTATCGGATACAACCTGCAAAGGACCAGACAGCAACTGATCCGGAACGAAGGTGTCATGCTGTACGCCCGGCACCCAGGCGTTTTCGCCTACCTGATTCACAGTCATTATTTTTTACCTTTTACCTGGTTATAAAGAGCGGCCGCTTTGGCTACCACGGAGTTTACGGCTGGGCCACCAGCATCATCATTACCCAACTGATGGTTTTCGACTTTTGCCATACGCTCGTCCAGAGACACGCGGCGGGGCTGCGATGCTACCGGTGCAGGGCCAGAGCTTGCCATCACCCGGATGGCGGCTGCGGAACTCATGCCGGTAGTAATCGCCAGTGATACAGCCAGAGGACCTTTACCTGTGGCATATTTACTGCCAAGGATACGGGAGATGCGATTGCGTTCAGCGCGACGACCTTTTTTGACGTCATGATCATCTTCATCATCGTCACCGTCGTCGTCATCGCCTTCATCTTCTTCGGCATCCGCATCATCGTCGTCATCTTCTGCACGACGGGATTTGGCTTTTTTGGACTTTTCCTTGTCTTTATCATCTTCATCGTCAGAATCATCGCCATCTTCTTCTGCACGCTGAGATTTTTTAGACTTGTCTTTTTCGTCCTGATCGTCCTGATCATCCTCTTCCGCACGGCGGCCTTTGGCTTTTTTGGACTTTTCTTTTTCATCTTCATCTTCTTCAGATGCGCTGGCACTACGGCCAAAAAGGTGACTAAAGCCCTTGATTTTCAATGACATGTTATTCTCCAACTAATTGTAATAAATCGCGGAATGCCGCATCAGGCGAGGCCACTTGATCAGCCAGCCCCAGTTGCACACCGTCGGCGCCAAGGAAACAGGCGGCTTCGGTATCCCGGACGGTTTTTTCTGTGATCCCGCGATTGCGGGAGACGGTACTCACGAACAGGCGGCCCATTTCATCAATGTCTGACTGAATGGCTTTCCGCGCCGTCTCGCTTAAGGGTTCATACGGATTGGACTCGGCCTTGCGGTCACCGTAGGTAATGATCGTGACCTGTAACCCGTCATTTTTGATTTTCTGTGACCAGTCAACGTGCATCACGATGACCCCGACCGAACCGACACCGCCGGTACGCGGCACGATTATCTTGTCCGCCGCACTCGCCAGTGCGTAAGCAGCGGAATAGGCGCTTTCAGATAAAATGGCCCAGACCGGCTTACTGCCGCGCGCGGCATAAATCTCGTCTACGAGGTCAAAACACCCCGCGACTTCGCCGCCGGGCGAATCGATGTCCAAACAGATGGCTTTCACTTCACCGTCATTCAGCGCCTGCAGGAAGCAGGCGCGAATGCCGTCATAGCCAGTCATCCCGCTGTAGGGCCGCAAGGTGCCGAGTTTCTGCACCAGCGTGCCCTGAATCGGGATCACAGCGATACCTTCCACTACGTCATATCCTGTATCGCGGGCCTGCCTGGAAAATGAATCGTCATCATCATCCCAGTCAGACATAGACTGTATGCGTGTCAGGCCAAAACGGTCAGTCAGCGCAGCCATCACCACTTCGGCCTTTCGAGGATGCAGCGCCAGCGGCGTATTAAACAGGCGCTGTGCTAAGTGCGGTAAATTCACTGTGCCTCCGGATCTTTAATTGTTTGAGGTGCAAAGGTGTCTGCCTGTGCCCAAGTTGGAACAGGCAATCCGCGTTCTTTGAAAGCTTCAATTTCGCGGGCGCGCTGGTCTAACAATTCTTCCCAGTCCTCGCCAACGTTTTCTGATACTTCCATTTCCAGCGTAGACATGCCGGAATCCATACCGAGGATCGCACCTTTTTTCTCTGCAACCGGATCGACCCAACCACGTCCAGGCCCCATCCACTGCGCCCGGCAATACGCCGCTTTAGCAGCCAGAAATTCCGGAGCGCCAGCAGGAAGAGGTACCTCACCGAGGTCATGGAGTTCTTCTATAAAGCTGCTGAAGATAGGTTGTGCAAAACCGCTGGCAAAATCGTCACGACGACGGGTCAGAGTTTTCCACGCTTCCAGCATCGCGGATCGCGCTGAACTGTAGTTAACGTCGGACCAGTCCTGTGTTAACTGTTGCGTGGAGATGCCCAGCGCGGCAGCGCAGTTGCGAAGCGCGGCACTTTCGAAAGCAACAAAGTTACTGATCGGACGCGTAGCATTAACGGTCGTTATTTCTTCACCAGGCGCAAGAATGGGAATGCGAGCCCCGCTCTGCAGAGACAGGCGGTTATCCTGATGAAACTCTGTACGCATGTCCTGATATTCGAGCACGTCATCGGTTTTAAGTCCGTCTTCGAATAGCCGTGGATCGTATGGGGAAGTGACGTAAGCCCCAAAGATTGCGTTGAGGATTGATGCTTCCAGTTCGACTTCGTCGTACTTGATCAGCATTTTTAAGCGCTGAACAATTGGCGTAAAAATACTTGTTCCCCGGTGCTGGGCAGCCCTGTCACCGTCAAAATCATGGACAACGATCGGGCGGCCCCAGGATGTTTCACGCGGGACGCGCTCCCACGTCATCGTTTTCTCGGCGCTCCACCAATCCCCCATATGCGCTTTGCGGATGTGGTACGCCACCGGCACACCGTCATCATCGATTTCCACACCACCGCGAATTTTCAGCATGTCGAAAACCTGCTGAGGATTACTTAGGCGGTCTGGGTCGATAATCTGAATCGTTGTAGCGTATCGTGCCCGCCCATGCCCGAGCCTGTCAGTTCGGTATTGCAGGACAGCCAGCGCATCGCCATCGACCAACTTGTGGCGGAAAGCAAGTCTGAGCATCTGGGAAACTGTTTTTTTACGCTCAACATCGCAATAACGGCTGGGGTCATTTGCCCATGTGCGCCAGGCTGCTTCCACAGCCCGTCCGTATTGATCTGCCCATGTCGCATCAAACGCTTTTATCCCGGTCTGCATGGCTAGCGCGCGATAGTCCACTTTTGCGATCGGGCGAAAATTAGCACCGATTGCATTATCTAAAATTCGGGTAACACTGCCGGATGCCCATCCATCATTTCGGGCCATGTCGCGCACGCGCGAAACAATGCGGTCGCGGTAAATATTGACTTCATTATCTGGCGACCAAAGTGCCGGCTGCCAGTTAGCCATCGCATCACTGAAGGAATCAGCGGCGTCATAAGGAACGCGACCTGATCCGTTTAGCATTGATGCCCGGCGATTAGAGGGAGGTAGTGGCCGCCCATTAGGGCCAAGGATTCTGACTTCTCCAGTTTTCATCAGTACCTAAACCTTAACGTCCTGCGCGGACGCCGCACAATGCCCAACTGGGCCTGCAGAAGCTGAATTAATGCAGTGAGTTGTCCGATATCAGTTTGCTGAAAACTCACGGAACGGGTGCCATCTCCCTGTGCATATGAAAAAGAAACACCTTTTGCACCGGTTGAAAGCTCGATATAAGCCTGCTGAGCAGCCGTCAGCGCTTCCGTTAATTGGTCACGAGTCAGCGCACCAGCCAATAAACTGGAGTTGGGATCAAACATAGGATTCCTTTTTAATTAGCCAGGCGTTTGTGAATAGGTTTGCGCTGAGGTTTTTCAGGTTCGGTAATGATGACGCCAGGTAAACGTAGATCCTGCTTTTCTTCAGGTTCTGGAGCGGGAGGCAATAACGTTTCAGGGTTATTTTCCAGCGCAATTACTTTGGCGTTTAATTTAAGGCCTGAGTGGAACAAGCCACATAACGCAGCATAGGCATACACACGGCAGTCCAGCGCCTCATTGGCTTTCCCGTTCGGAAGTTCCCATACGCTGTAGCGCTGACCGGCGGCCTCTTTCATCACTAAACGTTCGGACGTTAGCTGTGTGAAATAGCCCATATCCCGATCAGTTGAGAAATGCATATAGCCGGGACCCGGCTGCTCAATATGTAAACGCGACCGAATCGAATCCTTTGCAGAGTTAACACCCAGAATAATTGGCCTGAATTTTGCGCGAGTCTTCGAAGTTGGCCGTTTGTTCGGCCAGATCGGTGAACGTTTCCCCGTCGTAGCAGATTCGCCTTTGATCGCCCAGATTCTTCGCCCAAGCCTTTCCTGCGAAAACTCATACACTTTTTGCGTATGGTTACCGCCCGAGTCATGGCAGGCCGCCATAATGGTAAAACCCCGGCCATCAGCGCGGCGCCATATCTGTTTCAGATAAGCATCCAGCCTCAGCCAGGGTTCAGCAGTTTCCAAATCGCCTTCAATCACGTCGAAAGCAACTGACCAGCTTTCTTCGTCTTTACCCCAACCGACGACTTCAATTTCAAGCCGGTCATTTTGGGTATCAATACCAGCTGTAAGAACTGCTACACCATCAGGTACTTCGGCGTTGAACACCTCGCGGCGCGCCAGCAGAACGTCAACAGGAAGTTTTTTCCCATAATTAGGCCGATGAGGAAGCCCCATTTGGGTATTCCACCATGCCAGCTCTTTATCGGGGTCACCTTTGGCTTTCAGATATTTTCCTGCGATATCTGACGGTTTATCTTTTTGCCATGGGCTAAATAACTTTGAAGCCTGAAATCCCGCATGAATATTGTCGACCGCCATTTCCCCGCAATCCGGGCAAATCACCCGGTGCACGGCATGCCTTTCAGAGGCTGACCAGGACCAAACTTTACTGACCGCCGTCGCGTCGTCGGTGTGCCATGCCTGCTCATAGAGATTAAGCGGGACATGCCGCGTACCGCAGCATTCGAAAGGTTTTGTCTGATGCCACTGAATTGTTCTTAACGCACGCAGCCTGTCACCCTCAGACCATCCGGTACCACAGCTTTCACAGTGGATCATCGCCTGTTTGGTGTTGTGTTTATCACCCTCAGACGGCCAGTGAATATGCTTAAAAAAATCTGGAAACTGGCGGTGGCCACAGTGGGGGCAAGCCATCGATGCCCGGCGCTGATCTGAATCTTCATAACTCTCAGCGATCCGGCTTTCATCTTCCACAGTGGGAGAACAGGCGCGGACAGAAAGCCAGTTCAGCCCGAAGGTTGCAGTGCGTTCCTCGGCCAGGGTAATCGGGTCACCTTCACGGGTGATAGGATATTTATCAACTTCATCAGCTAGAAGCACGCGGATCGGACGACGAGCCAGGTTGTCCGGGCTACCGGCACCGGCCAGCGCCAGAAAACCACCGGTAAAAGATTTATGTAGCAGCGTTTCTTTTGAGTTTTTTTGCTTATTGCCGCCGACCAGGTCACGAAGAACCGGGGTAACACGCACCATCGGCGTAATGCGTTCTTTTGAAAATTGCTCTGCAGCATCTTCTTTTGGCTGAAGCAGCAGCATCGGGCAAGGGTCGAGATGCGCAAAATAGCCGAACAGGTTTTCAAGTAGTGCGGTCTTCATTAGCTGTGTGCAGCACATCACTGTGATGATATGCACACCTGATTCGGTGGCGGCCAGCATCGGGCCGCGGGCAATTTCTACTGTTTCTGTTTCCCAGTTGCCTGATGTACTGCCTGCTTCTTTTGCCAACTTACGGAACTGGTCAGCCCAGTCAGGTACGCTGATGCGCGGCGGTGGCGTCCAGCCCTTTCTGATGCTTCTTAAAAGTCTGTCATGTTTCGTCTGTGTTAAATTCAGGCTCGCCGAGTCCGGAGATGTGTTTATGGACATGTTCGATTAACACCTCGGTCATTCTGTCAGCTGGAACGCCCAGATCAGCCGCCATCAGAGGCGCTACCCGTGACGGCCAGTTCATCCAGGCGTCACGTTGCTGGCGGAACGCCTTGAATAGCACGGCTTCTGCAACAGAGAGCTCGACCAGTTGACCATCCGCTTTCTCAAACTCGAGCTTAGTTAAAAGTGCCAGGTAGTTTTCTTTTATCCTGCTGGCTTCTTCACGCGACAGTTCAGCGCCAGTCGCCAACATGATTTTTTTAACTTCCTCGTCAGTAGCTGAATCATCTTTAAGTCCGATGTCAGCGTTAGCCGGTTTATTTTTGGCGGCATTTTTCGTCCGGGGATCTTTACTGTCACGCAGCATGACGAGGGCTTTGTCGGTGGCTTCTACATCAATGAGGCTGCCGTCGAGAACGACATATTTCCCTGCTTTAACCCACCGCCCAATCGTCTTCCGATCTACACCGGCGTGCTTCGCATATTCAATTTGCGTCATCGTTGTCATGGGACATTTTCCTCGATGGGACAATGGGACATTCAAATGGGACATTTTTTTTGTGTCCCACCTAATGTCCCATGCAAATATCCCTCGCAAAATATCAACAAAGCCACGCGGGGTAAGGGCTGGTAATAATTAGTGCATAAATATGCACGTGGGACATGGGACACAAAATGAAAAATTCATAGCTGGTGAAACTGTGCGGCGCGCAATGCCCGTGCAATAGAAAGGTCCGGGGAAGGACCCATTTTTTTATTGATAGTTATTATCATTTGATGGTTGCACTTGCATCGGATTGGTGCTGGAAGGTGTGGTGTCCGGTGCTGATCTCCGGCATGTATGGCCTCGTGAGAATAGTTATTCCCCTGCGCCCTCGTCTTGATAACACCTCCGTCGTCCCAAGCTGTAACGACTTCATCAGTTGCGCATCAGCCTGCGCATTCACCACGTATTGATTATATTACTTTGCTGTCTTCAATGCCTCACTGATTGCCTTGCTTATCGCTCCAGGCATCAGTGTTGCAGCCATCTTCTCTGCCCTGTCCATGTATCCCAGCGTGGGCTTAACGGGAAGAGCATCACCGAAGCGGATCAGCAGCTTAGGCATTGGGTTCTTCTCACGCTCACGGCGCGTACCATTAGCGGAGCGCTTCTGGCGCTTCTTACCCTTCTTGCTCTTTTTCACCTTCACCCGCTGCCATACACCGTTGATTCCATCGATATCACCGATGAACACGTTTGACTTCGCTTTGAGTTGAGAGAGCTTATTGCGTCCCAAGTTGCCGTACTTGTTCAGTTTGACGTCTTTGGGGTTGAGCAGCGCATTGCCATTGAGCTTATGTACACCACCAAATTCGAGTGGCTCCAGATAAGCAGCAGCAATGTCACGGACAAAGACTTTAGCAGTAAGGTTGTCACGTCGCGCACCGGCAGAGCCAACAGCGTTCACCGTGAAGGGTGTTGGACTCTCAAGCTTTCGCTGGAATGCCACTTTCTCACCAGCGGCTATTTGACGGGCTACGCTCGTTAACGCCTGGGCAGTGGCGAATGGAATTTGCTTCTTTAAGGATTGCAGAGCTGCTGATAGGTCTTTTATATCTGACATCTCTGCTCCATAGACTTGTTCAAGCTTGCGTTTTCAATGCTGATTAGCCGAGGAACTTATTTTTCATTGCAACCAGGTCAGCTTCTGCGTCTTTTCCCAGGACTTCGATGCCGTGCTCGATAAATGCGACCACTTTATTGAAATCGTCTTTCAGTGATTCCAGCGATGATGGTTTAACTGGGAGCACATCCGGATCTTCCTGCCGCTGATCAAGCAGGGCATTTCCTGGTGCTGAAACAGGAGTAAATACCGCCAGTGCAGTAACTGATGCAGACAAATCAGAGGTGGATACAGTCGATGCTACCGAACCGGCGACCTGGCTGATAAGGGAGACAGTTGCACGCCCATCTTTGTCGGTAATGCGCTGGGTTGAATCAATTATGGCCCCGGACGCCGAGAAGTTTAATTGAACATTGGCCACTGGATTTCCAGCATCATCAGTTGCGGTAGCCAGCATATGAATTGGTGATACGCCGTCAGCTGGTTGTGAACTGTTAATTGAGGTTAACGATAATTTCACGATGTTTTCCTTCGGTTGGGATTCAGTCGCTGCGACTGGTGTGTAGAAAAAGGCTTTAATGCTTGCCCATAGGCGCTTAATCATTTCTGTCGAGCCTCTTCAATTTGCCTAATGCCGCTGATCTGGACATTGCAGTTCTGAAGGTCAGTCAGCAGCAGTTCGTTCCACTGCAATGATGCGCCCCAGGTTAAAGGCTCACTTGGTGGCGGTGATGGCTGGCACAGCGCCAGCAGGCTGGCTGGAATCGGCGTTACCGGCACCTTTACGTACTGAGTTGTAACGGTTGAGCACCCGGTCATTTGCGCGAGCAGGCACAACAACAGGAGCGCAAGCATCGCCCGCAAGAGCAGCTTTGATGTCATTCTGGGCTGCCTGTGAGTCCAGTGTGTTCGCATGTTGCTCATTCAAGGTTGCCCCTGCGATAGTGTTGAAGATGTTTATGGCAAGTGACTGCGCATTCAGGGTAAATTCCGCTGAATTTTTTGCCTGAGTTGCTGCTGAGATTTCCTGCTGCTGGCTGATGGTCTTGCCGTAATAGTGGAATGCAACCCAAATCAGTGTGGCGATAGTGGTGGTAAATAACGCCGTAACGGTAATGCGGAACCAGTTCATTTTCAGCCCTCCAGACAGAGCGCCTTCTCTTTATCGCGGCGAATAACCAGTCCGGACAGCTTTTTACCGCCGCCATTCACAAAATCAGGCAGGTGGTTACACATCATTGTCCAGTTACCGGCCTGCGCGTATTTGTAGATAGAGGTCTCAAAGCGAGCTTTGCGCGCCGGGCTGTAATATGTGCGAAGGCTGGAACAGCCCATGTTGAACGCCGCTGATGTCATGGCGCTGAACTGGTTGTCGTTCATGTCACGGCCCCGGAAATAGCTGTTTATGCATTTTTCCGCAGCCAGAATATTTTTCTGCCAGTCGGCGGCGATCTGCTGATCGGTTTTCCGCGTGCCGGGTTTCACGTCGTGGGTATTGCCTATCCCGTCGGTCAGGTATCCCGCCGGGCAATAATAAGGTTCGCGGCGGCATGACTCCGCATTACCCATCAGCTCGAGGCCCTGCTCGTTCGTCCTGACCTGTCCGCCAGCAACAATGACAGCGATGATTGCCATTACTGAACAAACGCCGCCCGCTGTGCCTGCTTTTTTAATGATCGTCATGGTCAATCATCCTTAGCGGCATCAAGAACGTTTTTTATCCCGCGAGAAACTTCTGGGTATTTAGTGGTAGCGGGCGTGTCAGTGCGATATTTCAGGGAATCTATTGTCGCCTGAGTCAACTCTCTGTCGAGTTTTAGCCGCTCGGCGTCATTTTTCTTGGCTTCCTTGATTGCACTGCGCTTATCAAGATAACCCAAGAGAGTGATCACAATGCCAGCAAGGGCAGTCGCCATGTAGACACGTTCCAAGGTAATAAAGCCGACGATCGATGAAAGCAGCGTGAGTAGCGCACCGCCGCCGGTTAGGCTGTCAGAATGTGGATTCATCTTCATGGTCTCCCCCTCCGGTCATCCGGTTGGGTGCGTAGTCTTGAGAAATAAAAAAGCCCCGCAATTAGCGAGGCTCATAAACTTAGGAGTTTTTTTGTTTATTCAGGGTTAACGCGGCTTCAAAACTACGCCTTTTGGCAAACACTGAGGATCAATATTCCAACCGCTATCATTCGTATCAACATTGCAGAAAACATTTCCTTTCCTGTCGACCAATACAACGGGAAAAAATGCCCCATGATCGTCATGATCAATCTTTTCTACTATAACCTTGTTCCCGCTTACACCTTTAAAGCTGCCAGCAGTTAGGAAGTTCTCATCCCCTTGCGTAGAGCCATTTGCGGGGAATGAAATGTAATGAATGGCGCGGCTTGTAGCCCACGCATCTGTCGAGAAATAAAGCGTTGCGGTGTTTCTGTCGTAATAATTTATAGAGATATTTTTAAACGTGTTTTTGGGTAATTCTGCATAATTAGGATTATTTTCAACAATATTCCTCATTTGCACGCGACCATCGTTCAGTTGGTAGACCGCTATAATTCGTCCAACATGATGTTCAGCGCTATACAACCCCACATATAAAAAATCGATGTTCTTACCAATTCCAGAAGCTGATGTTAAAACTTCATCCTCAGATTGTTTTATTTTTGAGGTGATGTCTTTCCCATCCAGGCAAATAGCAGATGGTTTAGACACAAAATTATCCATACTTTCCGTTGGCGCGGAAAGACCGGGATAAGGCGAACAATCTGCAATAGCCATACCCGGAAAGCACAATACCACCAAGGCTGCCATTACCTTCTTAATCATAAGTTGCTCTCTTTTTTTATTAGAGTCTGCATCTCTGATATACCCAGAAGGTCTGTCAGTCAATATTATCATCCAGAAACGAAAAGCCCCGGCGTTTGCCGAGGCTTGATATCAGGTATAGTTTTCCATCATTGGGATAAATCTAGCCATATTCGGCAACTTTTGCAACGCCTAAATCACTGGGTCACCTTTTTAAATTCAGATTCTGCTGCCGACTCTTCAATAAAGCATTTGGTGATTAGCTTCTCGTAGAACGGTTTCCAGCTGTTGTTCCAAGTTCTCTCCGGCAGGTCCGGCAGTAATGCTTTCACTGCGCGGTGCGCCACAGCTGCTGGCAGGCGGGAATAACCAACGCCATGACAGCGCGGACATTCCTTTTCTACGGGCAGCCCCATCAGAATGGATTTCTCCCGATCGACAACTCTGCCAGTACCGTTACACCGGCAGCGACTCGAGATAACGCCCTTTCCTTTGCATGGCTGGCAAATGGCATCAACTATCTCTTCACCTTCCGTTTTGGACTTCATTTCATGGCGGTAAAGCAGCCCAAGATTACCAGGAAGAGAATCGATAAGGTGCTGACGGTCGATGGCCAACTGATTTCTGAAGGTTCTCTTCACCTTCGTAAGGCCGGTACCGGAACAGCACGGGCACGGGGAAGTAGCCGCCGCGGAGCGCGCATAATCTTCAAATGCCATTGTGGCCATAATGCGGAGGCACTGAGCGATGCGGCGCCCGGCGACCTTGCCGATATGCTTCGGCGCATGCTGTTTTGCGTACTGGGTAAGCATTCCGATCGCTATCGCTCGGTCCTGATCGCTGATACCGGCTTTTGCCAGGAACAGGCGGAGGCCGAATTCAGCCCCGCTTTGTGTCATTCCCAGCGCTGCCATAATATCGGTGATGTTCAGTGCATCGCTGGCCGTCGCGCGGGAACTGTCGCTGATCGATAAGCCTTTCGGGGAAAAATGTTTCAAAATTGTTTCAAGGTTCATGCTGTCTCCACACTTATTTTGCTTTGCCGGTAGCGATAACACCCATCGCCAGCGCGCGGTCTAATGTCGTCAGTAACAGGTGTTCCTGTGTACCGTGCTCTGCTTCCCAAGCGGCTACATCTTTATGAAGTGAGTCGTGACACCCTCTGCACAGCGGGATCACAAACAAGTCATGCGCTTTTGTTGCCATACCGCCAAATCCATTGCCGGTGATGTGGTGCGGATCATCAGAACCGCTGCCACAGCCGCAGCATGGCTGGCGCTTTACCCACTGAGTGTATTTCGTGTTTTCGTACCGGCGGCGCTTCGGGAGAAGCATGTAGGACTCGTTCGTTTCTGGATCGATTGCCAGCGCCAGCACCGGTTTGACATTGTTCGCCAGTTCTTCGCGGGGTTGCTTCTCCCACGGGTTGACGTCAGCCTCTTTACGCTGGCCGCCGGGCGGGTTGTATTTCATTCCCAGTGCCGCGCAGACCACTTCTTCCGGCAGCAGGTGAACCAGCCCTTTCGAAACTGCCCACCAACACAATTCCGGCAAAGTCAGGTGGCGACCATCAGGCAGGCCATACCGGTACCGGATTGCTTCTGTCACGAACTCGGCGGCGTTCGCCAGTGCGATAGCGTCTAGTTTCGGCGACTCTTTGCCGTGAAACTCGTTGTCATGCGCCCAGCACAGGCAGACCACGCCACGACCGCGGATAACCTGATTCAGTTCGTGGTGATGGTATTCGCCGTTGTAGTCCGGGCACTCGCAGGCGCGGTGGCGTTTAACCCACAGTGACAGTGCCGACATGCCGCCGACTTTCCCGATCACTTCAGGAGACGACAGAAAACCAGACAGGCTAGGATCCCGTGAAAGTGATTGTGCTTCTGCTGGCACGAGGCCATCCGGCGCGGTATGCAGGTCAGCGGGTTCATTGGTGATCAGCAGGCGTTTACTGCTAAAGAACTTCACCATGTCCGCCGGCAGCGCGAACTGCACGATCCCCAGTTCCCTCTGAGGATACGGTTTTAACAATGCTCTCACGCGTGGGCCTCCTGTTTCTGTCGCAGATAACCAGCCCACAGCCCGGCAACCCACTCAACACCCTTCGCCGTGAATCGCGCCTGACGGAATGCATGCTTGCTATTTGCGCTGGTACCGGTTTTCACCTCAAACCGCCCTGCTTCTAAATGACTGGCCTTTGGCGTCAACTGGCCTTCCAGTCGGTAAACAATGTCTTTTTCGAGCAGGAACATCCGGAATTCAGGTTCTTTCGCATGCAGCAATTTGCAGACCGCGCGGAATCCCATAGAGCCATTAGCCATGACATACTGATCAACGAATTCCACTTTCGGGGCCGCCAGCGCCAGCTGTGATTCCAACGCCTGCTTTTCTTCGGCCAGATCCGCGGCGAGGCGTAGCGCTTCGGGTAATGACTGGGGTAACTGGCTTTTCGATTCCAGCTCCTGCCAGCGGTCCACTACCACGGCGGTGAATTCAGGCGACAGACGGGCAACCAGCACCAGCGAATCACGTTTATTGAACCAGTACTCCTGATACTCCTGACCGTTTTGCTCATGAAAATAGGGGGTGTGCGCCAACGGCGCGCTTAAAATTCCACCAACTGCGAGCCGTTCAGCTGACCGTTTCACATCGCTATGCTTGCTTTGCACCAGCTCAGCAATCTCACGGCTCGACATCGTTACCACTTTTCCTGACAGCAAACTGTTCGACATAATCACTCCACACGTTAAACCGGCTGCACACCGGCGGTTTTGAAATCAGTAATCGTTATTTCTGCCTTACCACCCTTCGTTACCTCTCCCCATTCAACTGTCATGCGTTTGACCTGGCTGTCGTCCTTCCAGATCCCCGCATGGGTCAGGCCGTCAAACAGCGCCTTCTGGAAATTATCTAAATCCCGTTTCGCACGGTTCGGCGGGTAGAGAACCAGATGCACATCCAGTTCGGTGAGTAGTGCCGTCGGGCGGCTGCGTAACTGCTGATAAATCGCCGCCAGCGCATTTGACCGGAAGATCCGCCCGCGCTCGCTGATCAGCACGCCCTTTCTGGTGGAGCGCCAGTAACCGTTGACGCTTGGCGGGAATGGCAGGGTCAGTTGCATGGCTGGTACTCCGGCATTCTGAGGTGTTCAACTACTTCGCCAGTGTCGACAAAGTAATAATCACAATCTGTTACGTTGTTGATCAGCATTACCTCGATTTCCCGCGGGGTCATTTTGCTGAATATCTTCACTACCTTTTTCGGCGGCCCGATGTAAGCCGGTTCAACTCCAGCTAATTTAGCTGCGGCTAAGTTATGGTGTCCGTCCATTAGGACCGTGTACTGAACACCACGAAGCACGACTGGATACACTGAAACGCGAAATAGTTTGAAGCGAAGCGCTTTATCAACGACTTTTTTCCGATCAAGGTAACGCTGTGAACTGATTAATTTGCCCAGGATCATGCAGTCACCTCTCCCGCCCTGATCAGGCTAATCAGCACAGCATCAGCATGTTCACCTGCAGCCGTGTAATCGGATGGGCAAAGCTCACCTGTGTAAGATGCGGCTTTAAGATAACCGCGGTAGGCATCAAGCCAGATTTGCTGGAATTCATTCACGCTGCACTCTCCTTATCGCTTGCCCAGTCGATATGCATTACGCCGCCTGGTAATAAGTGGATATCACTGTGCGGGCACTCATTCCCCCAGTGGTGCCAGCCATTGGCTTCACCGCGGCTAAACAGCTCAATGCGTGACACGTCACCGTAAAGCAACTCGAGCCGGTGACGCGCTTCCCAAGGCTTCGCGCTGTGCTCACCGAGCGGCGAGTGGATCACTTGCTTCACGCTGGCGCTGACGCGCTCGAGCCCAGTACCGCGCACGGCGATCAGCAGATCCTCGCTGTTGGCGCGTGTGTAATTCCCGCCGTTCATGCGCGTCTGCGTATTTAGCAATTCCATGAAGTCGTAGAAATCCTGAATATCACCGGCTGCCAACGCTTTATTGATGTGCTGCTCCGCCAACTGGTTCAGCTTCACCCACGTAAATCCCTTCATAGTTTTTACTTTGAAGCCCCACGCCTCTGCCAGCTTTACGGCCTCGGCGTTGTGGGTGCCTGTGTACCACATCGCCAGCACCGCGTTCTCAGCAGCAATTGACCAGACTGGCAGACGCATCAGGTCAGTCAGCGACATGGTGCCGTAGTGATTACCGGCTGCACCGTTGCTGATCACGTTGTCGTAATGCCAAGGAGGATCCGCATATATCAGTTGATAGCTCATAGCGCCTCCGGTTTAGCGGTGCTGATAGGAAAAACCGTGTCTATCAACTGATCAGCAAATTTTGTGCTCGGGACCTCTGTACTTTCTTTGGCTTCATTCCAAACCAAATCCACCAATTTACGCAGCATCACACGATCCGGAATTAATGGTAGCGCGCTATTAAATTCCAGATGGCCACAGGTGGCTTTTTGGGATAAGGCGATAAATTCATCAACCTGATCCATTGTTAACGCAGAAAAATCAACCGTCAGGCTGGTGACAGCACGTATTTCAAGAGCGATCACGGCCAGTTCCATCGCCTGCAGGTAGTTTTCCTGTGCCAACGTTATGTCGCCTTCGGCGGCTTTGCCTTGCAGGAATTCGAGAATTTCCCGCGCTTTTTCGAGGGTTAGTTTTTTCATGCCTGTCCCCTTCCCTGACGTACTGCCCAAAGCAACTGATCGAATATCTGACTGATCTCTGCCAGTGTCATACGCGTCGGTTTTGCTGGTTTAGCCGGTTTTATCGGAACTCCACCATCAGGCCAACTGATTAACGAGTACGTGAATTTATGGCCAGTACGGTTAACTTTGATTTCAAAGCCAGCTTTTTTGCCGATCGCATTGATTGCCGTTGAGGCGGCATGACGCGGAGGAACAACGCCGCTTCTCTCGATCACTTCCGCCTCAATCTCGCTGCAGGTTCGGGGAGTCCGATCACGCATAAGCTCGGCGATAACCAACTGCTGAAATGTGCTCATAACCAGCCCTCCCGTTTTTTCCGGAGATACTCGTCATACATGATCTGCGCGGGTGTCGGACCTGCTGGCGCTTTAGGCGCGGTAAGCATCACAACCGGAGCGGGGATCTGCTCTCCTTTCGCCAGGCGTTTTGCCCAGATGGTCAGCTGGCGCTGTACGGATTTACGGACTTCGCCTTCGGTTGAGTTGTTCTGAAGCATCAGGCGGCGGACATCAGTCACAATCCAGTACATGATCGGCGCTGACCATGGGTAATCAGCTGGTGATGAGTAATCGCCGCGGCGCGCACAATACTGGTTGAACTCTGCCATGACGTCGTCAACCGACGGCAGGCCAGCAGCCTGAGCAGCACCGGATTTACACCAGCCGATGAACTTGCCGCAGCTCGGCCAGAAGTCTGTTTCCTGCTGGCGGGCCATACGCATACCCGCTTTCACCTGTTCCAGTGTGGTTACGCCGCTTTCCGCGAATGCGAGGATCCACTGACGTTTTGCCGCAGCGATATCTGCCGGGGTGCTCAGCGCGGTCTGGCGGGCAGCAGGGAAAATCTGCATCAGGTTAGTAAACAGCACGTCGACCAGCTTCTCGGCGTCCGCGTTCACGACACGTTGCGGTTGCTCTTCTGGCATCAGTTGAGCCAGCGCGGCACCGTCGCGGTTTTTAACTGCCATTATCATTTTGTTCACAGGGTGTTCTCCCATGCTTCCGCGCTGTTCCAGTGACCACCAGCCGAAGTATCAGCCGGGACATTCGCGCTCAGTTTGATTGTCAGGTCGTCCCATTTCTCACGAAGTTTCGATGGGCTCAGGATGTTCTTACACCAGAAGGGGTCGCGGTTAGTGCGGACAAAAAGTTCACAGATTTGCTTGTGTGTGCGGCCGTCGGCTGTACACATCAGGCGGACTTCGTTAGCCCACAGTGTCATGTCCGGTTCTTTCGGTCGGGCAATCTCTCCGTCGCATTCAGCAGCTCGTTCGTACATCTTGATTATTTTTCGCCAGATGTATTCGGCAGCCTTCAAGTCGTCTTTGCTGCCCCACTTGCGTTTTTTGGCATCGAACACCGCCGCTTCTGGATGCGCAGCTAAAAAACTCACATCAGAGCTTTCGTCGGGCTGCGTAGCAGGCGGACAAGAAGGTTTTATGATCTGTTTGTTTTGATCTGAGTAATGATCTGTATAGAGAATAGGTTCGGCAATATCGCCGTTCCCTGTCGGCAATTCTGCCGTTCCCATTTGGCTTATTTGCCGTTCCGGTTCGGCAATATCGCCATTCCCATTCGGCAATATTGCCGAACCCAGAGCCGATGCGGGTTTAGGAGGGAAAATCTTAGTAATTAACGCATCACCATCAACACGGTAATGCTTCTTCACTGTGCCATTAACCTGGCGTTTTGCTTCCTGAATGATGCCAGGCAAGTACTTGGTGATCAGCTTGTCCACAGCCTTACGAACCTGATCAGGTTTCACGCCGCGAATCTCTGCTGCCAACTCTTCGTGCGTCTTGTAGAACCAGCCATTTTCCTGAGAAGACGGCTTACCTGACCAGAACACCAACTGATTCAAAATTGCGCCAAGCAGGTGCGCCTGCGGGTCACCGAAAACAAAGTCCAGATACACTGCTGGGATTGTGATAACCCCTGCTTGCCCTGACATGGCCTGAACGATTTCAAATATCCGGCTCATCAATTACCCTCTCAAACCGCGACTTGAATAGCTCAACGGGCTGGGCGCACTCATGCGGGTAACCTGCACGCATGAAGATGACGCGATCCCCTGCTCTGTCGAAGCCCACGACATGTACCACAACGCCCCGCCAATCCTTGTAACGCCGGTCCAGCTTCTGGATTTCTTCAGACATGCCGTCACCTTCTGGCTGCTCTGGCGGACGTAACCTACCCACCACGCCGCGAACTGGTAGTTGCACGGCACCCAGTGGCCCGATACCATCACTTCGTATGACAAAGCTTGTTTGTTGCCGCCGGTCGCTTTACAGCGCATTTGCGGAACACCAGCTTTTATGAGTAAACTGTTCATGCGTTAATTACTCCACACACGTTTTTAATGCGCCCGACGCCTGGAGCTGCACACTCTGGGCGTCACCTTTTCCGGCTTTAGATTTCTTGCCGAACAGCGCCAGCACAGCCCTAACCTCTGCATCACGCGCCGATAAATGACGGTGGTGATATTTCATAATTTCTGCGGCTTCAGCTGCATCAATCACGCCGTCTTCCAGCGCCGCCTGAATAATCATGTCAACGTGGCCACGGTGTGCCGCTGTACGCATGCTCTTACTGAACAGCTCTACCTGATCCAATTCATCCAATTGAGGGATGTCCACGAAGAGCCCGCCGCGGCGCTGTGAAAAGTACTCCGCCAGGTAACTGGTTCCGCTGATGTCTTCCATCGCTTCCAGCTCGGCAATTTCGAAAAACCGGCAACCGTTTTTTTCATACAGGTTGTTGTTGAACCCTGCTTCCGACATACCCAGAGCGCCAGCCATTGCAGACCGACCACCGGGATAGGCTTTGCACATCGCTTTAACTACTGATTTCAGGTCTACCATGTTGTTTTCCCTTTGGTAGTTATGGCTGAGCGCCAGCGGTGTTAGTCTTTTCGTACAGCGAAGGGGCATATTTGATTTTCCCCTTCGTAATTCTTTCGACTTTCATCGCCTGTTTTTCCGGGATGATTTTTCCCCACTGACAAACGGCACTATGAGAAATATCCAATGCGCTTGCCGCCTTTGAAGTACCGCCGAAATGCTTGAGAACATCACTTTTGTACATGCTACCTCCACCATTAAAGTAAGTATGCTTACATCGTATATTCACAGAATACTTACGTCAACTAAATGTAAGATAGCTAACATTGAAAAAATGACGGGAGGTTGTGATGGATACCGTTGGAAGCCGTATAAAATTTAGACGGCGTCAGTTGAAAATGACTCAAAAGGATGTGGCTGAATACGTGGGCGTTTCCGCCTCGGCCGTGACCCAATGGGAAAACGACGCCACTGTGCCATCAAGCGAGAGCCTGCTGAAATTATCGACTGTCCTTCAATCGTCTCCTGATTGGTTACTTAAAGGCCAGGGAGAGATTGATGCACCAAGCCGGGTTAATACTGGGCGTTCTAAAAGTGTTCCCCTTATTTCTTGGGTTCAAGCCGGTGCATGGACAGACGTGGTAACTGAAAAGTTAACTGCCAGCAATACCGAGTGGATTGAAACCACTGCTCGAGTATCCGATAACTCGTTTGCCCTTAAAGTTAAAGGAGCATCCATGACATCTTCAGGCGCTTTAAGCATCCCTGAAGGGTCAATAGTTATCGTGGACCCAGAAGTTGGTTTTGTTGATGAAGCAAATGGGCGGATAGTTGTTGTACAAGTTGATGGCAGCAGTCAGGCAACGATTAAAAAATTAGAGATTGATGGCCCCAATCAGTATCTGATGCCCCTAAATCCCGATTTCAAACCAATTTTGGTAGATAGTAGCTGTAAGCTTGTTGGGGTTGTTAAGCAGATAATCATCGACTTCCATTAA